ATTATTAATGCAATGTCTTTTTCCATATCAAATCCAATAAGCGAATTGTTTTTTCACACCATTCCAATTCGAACAACCGCCAACACCAACACGCGAAACATCGAATGTTGCGGTGTGATTGTTGTTTTGTTCGATGATCAATGAATCACCAACCAAATAATTCGTTCCGGATGTGTTTGTGTTGATCGTGATTGCGGTGATTTCACCATTTGTCAAACTGACAATTTCAATGGTTCCATCACCATCACCGCCGTTCAATGTCAAAACATCACCGGTTTGATAATTATTTCCGGTTGATTTTAAAATGATCGTGTCGATCGCGCCGGAAATGGTTGTGATCGTAAATTCCGCACCGGTTCCGGTTATTGATCCGGATGATGTAACATCACCATCAATGTAATTGGTTCCGGCGGATTGCAAAATGAAATCATCCGCACATCCATCAATTCCGTTTGCGGTTATATCAACCAAACATCCGGAACCAATTGGATTCACATCGATCACATCCGTAATTGATGCAACATCAATCACACAATCGCCGTTTCCGATTGGAATTGTTAATGAATCACCAACATTCAAACCGGAACCGCCGTTCACAATTGAAATGGATTGAACACCGCCGGATCCATCATCAACAACATCCACAACAACACCAAACACCGCCGGATCACACAAAACATTTGTTTGTGATGTGTAACCGGTTCCGATTGATGAAATCGTGAATGCATCCGCAACCGAATAAATGATCGAATTGAAATTGATCGTTGGAACATTGTTCGCGGTTAAATAACCGGAACCATTCACAATGTTTTCAATTTCCACAATTTGACCGGTTGCCAATGGTTTGTTCAACAAAATGAAATCACGAATCGCGCGAAACGTTTTCACCGAATCGTTGTAACGTCCATACATCGTAGAATATAAAGTCGAAACAACGCGTGAATTTTCGTTTTGCGGAATCACGTTTCCAATTGATGATGGTTGATTGATCAAATCTTTTGAATATTCGAAATACACAAAACCTTTCAACATGTCGATGATTCCATCGGAAATCAATGTGTGATGCAATGTTACATCCGTTTGAAATGCATTGAACAAAAATTGAAATGATGGTGAAATTGGTGTTTTTGTGATCGGATCCAAATCCGCAACAAATTCATCAAACAATTTCGCGCCAAACAAATCGATCAAATATTTTCGTTCATAACGATCAATGTAATCAACCAAATTTGGTTGTGAGTACATTCCTTTGTGCAATTCAAATTTTCCAACAAAATCCGATGGTTCCAAAAACATGATGATTAATTTTTAATGTTTCCTAATTTGCGATTCAAAAATATTTTCAACAATTCACCGGTAATTTTCCACAATGTGCCTTTGGGCATCAATTTCGATGTTCCGTTGGATTCGAATGTGTATTCTTTACGATCATCAATTGAACCGATTTCGATTTCAACGGATTTTCCGGAATCATTTTTTTCCACATGAACATCGATGATTGGTGAATCAACATCAATGGTTGTTTTTCCATCCGCATCACGTTTGATTTCAACATCCACATGTTTAGTGTCGATTTTGATGTTCAATGGTTTGCGCGGTTTTCTTGGTTTTTTTGGTTTTTCCATGTTTTGAATTTTTAATTCATTTTACGATTAAATCGCCGGATCCAATGCAACAATTGATGTTTGAATGTTTCCTTTAACAAACGCACCTAAATCATTTGCTTTGATGTAGTTAACACCGCGAGTTTCACAAATGATTGAAATCATGTTTCGTGTGAAATCATCGTTTTCGTAACCGAATGTGATGTTCATGTTTTCTCTCATTTTCAAATAATCTCTCGACATATCACCAACCAAAAATGTTCCGGCAACCATCCATGTTGTTGAAACGATTGTTAAATTGGCGATTTTCGGTTGTGATGTAACCGGATCCATGTAAAATATTGGATAAGTATATTCACCCGTTGTTGTTTTTGTCAATTGCAATTTTGCAACATCAATCGGATTCAATACAACATGCGTTGGATAAAATTTCGCCGCTTCGATGTTTGCACATGCAACACGAATAACATCATGCAAATTCGCCGCGATGATTGTGTTTGCAAATGTTCCGGCTGACCATGCCGTTGCTAATGTGTACATTCCTTCCAATTGTGATCCAACACCGGTTCCATTTAAAATTCCATTTTCCAAATCATCGGAAACGGATGCCATTAAATCTGTGTTGATTTCATTTTGCATGAACGGAAGATCCGCCAACATTTCTTTTGAAACTTTAATCACACCGGCGATTTTTTTCACCTCTTTTGAAACTTCGGTGTATTTCAATTCACCTTGCGGTTTTGCAACGGATTCCGCCACATAATCGGATGTTGATTGCAACGTTTGTTGAATGTAAGTAACGAATTTTGATGTCGTTGTTCCACGATTCACCGCATTTTGCAACAACACGCGTTGTCTTGCAATTCGATTGATTTCCGGATCCAACACCGATAAAGCAATGTTTCCGGTGTAATCGCCAACGATTGTTGTATCGGCTTTCAAATCCAATGTGATTGATTTTCCGGATTTCACCGCATCCAATTGATCTTTGATTTGTTTGATCGCTTTTTCACCGATTGTGCGCGGTTCAACACCTTTTTCAACCGCTTTTTCGGACATTGCTTCGAATTTCCCTTCCAATTTTGCGATTGATTTTTCAATTTCATTCGATTTTTCATTCAACGATTTCAACGTTTCCAATTCCGATTTGATGTGATTCACATCATCAATTGATGGTGTTGATGCCATTTTTTCATTGATCATTCCATTGATTTTTTCAATGACTTGATCGGTTGTTAAATTGTTTTCCACTTTTTTTGATTTTAAATTAAACGATTTTTATATTTCCAATTACGTTGTTCCAATTCACCGCATCGTTTTTCGGCTCATTCAACAATGAATGGTGTTTCAACACCGGTTCATGCATCGCGAGTGAAACCAATTGTGAATTCAAACGTTTCAATTGCATTTCCATTTCGAACAAACGTTCATCGGATCCCTTTCCATTTACCAACGATTTTGTGATGGTTTCAATTTGATCGTTGATCCGGATGATGTGTTCGTGTTTATTTTCGGATTTCATGATTTCAACAACGTTTGTTTGATCATTTGCGCCAAATGTAACCGCGCTACCTTCCCACAATTGCAATTCATTGATTTGATAAAATCCGCCAATTTCGGTTGATGCATCCTCAATGAATTTGATTTTGTCGGCTATGTATCGGAAACCGATTGAATGTTCGCGGATGATTCCATCGTTGTAATCATTCCATGCATCATTTCCGGCGGTTGAATTTCCCAAATAACCGATCGCAAACAATCCAACGTTATCTTCCTCCAAACGCGTGAATTTTCCGATTTGTTGCATCCAATCATGATGTCGCAAAAACGCGATTTTTCGGTTCGATGGTGAATCAACACCATGTTCACGAATCGATTTTGTAAATGCGCCGCGTTTGATCACATCAAAATCCGAATCAATTACATCGAATTTTGATAAATAAATCGCAACCGATCGATTTTCGGAATCAATGTCCTTGATTTCGGTTGCATTTTTTGTTTGATATTGGTTTATAATTTTATTCATTTTTATTCAAAGTTACTACATTTTTTAAATTTCCAACAAAACACGAATTTCATCCGGCGATAAAACGCCAAATGGAATGATTTTTTCAACCGCTTCCGCGCGTGTTTTCATTGTTTGTGCGGATTGCAATTCATCGGTTTGTAACACCGGCAAATGATCGAATTCCGCGATCAAACGCAATCCATCTTTTTCCAATCCGCATTGTTGCGTGATCACATCATAAATTTGTTGTGTTTCCGGAATGATCGTGTCTTGATAAACCATGCGGATTGAATCGCGAACGTTCGTGAATGTTGTTCCTTTTTCGGTTGAAAACAAATGAATCGACAATCCAAACGCATCAATCAATGCGATTTTATCAGCGGTTAATTCTTCAAACAACATCAAATCTTTTGTTGGAAATGACATTGGTTTCCAATCAACTTCCGATTCGGTGATGATCAATTCATCTTTTGAACGGCGATACCAATCTTTTTGAATGTCTTTTTTGTCTTCCGGTGTCATTGGAATTGCGCCGCCTATATCGGAATTTTTTGCCGTTAAAATACCAATTGCACCAATGTTTTCCAACAACACATTTCGTTTGTTGTATTGTGCGCGAATGTTCGACAATGGAAATTTCAATGATTCAATGCGCGAAATTGGATTGATCAAATTCATTCCATCCGATGTTGTGATGTAAATCATTTCCGATGTTTCCAAATTTTCGGTTTCTCCATCATCGTAATAAAACACGAAATTTTGAATCAAACCATCCACATCCATTTGTTTCAATTTTTTTCCGGTTGTGTTGATTTTGATTTTGTTGGATGGTAATGGAACCATCAAATTTCGAATTCCGAATGATCGTTTTGGCGCGTAAATAAATGTATTTGAATATAAACCATCTTGAACACCAATGGAAAAAATGAAATCACTCCATGATTGTGTTCCATTTGGTTTTCGGATGATGTCATTGAACCAATGGTTTTCGATTTCATTTCCATCACGATCAACCAAACATGGTTTTCCGGATGCCATCATTGATGATCGTTTTGTGATCACCGCGCGAAGTTCCGGAATTTCCAAAAACAATTTCCATGCATCGTTTGTGTCTATCCAAACGG